CTAATCTGTATTCGCTATCATTTGCGTTTACTTGATTTATTTTTAACGACTGATATGTCGAGTAGCCAATAATTGTACTTATTACTCCGTCGAACCTAATTCGGGCCCATCATAAACATACTGTTTGGAACTTTTATTATGAGCATTATTATCTCATTTACCAGTAGACAATATGTTTATGGTGGACCCGGGGGAGAACTGCCCTCCCCGTCCGAAATACCTTTCTAAAAATCAGTTTACTACCATTAAAGACTATTTATATGATGTAATTGAGCTAAAAAAATCAACAATACTCGATTTGAATTTTTGCATACTATAAAAATTTCTCAAATAATCTACATATTCAATATCTTCACTTCTCCATATATCAATATCTGCCATAACTTTATCTAGTTTATTCATAAAGTCCAAATAATCCATATGATTGACTGAAGTGAGGACTGGTTCTCTAAAAAACTCTTTACCTCCATAACCATGTGAACCCACCACTTTACAACCAGAAAAAGCAGCTTCAAGTGCTGGTAAACCAAATCCTTCATGTATAGGAAGACTTAAAAACAATTTTGATTCTCTAAAAATTTTAGCAACATCTTCTTTAGAACTATTTTCAATTCTAATTAAATTCCAATTTGGATATTTACCTCTAATATACGTTTCAAAAAAGCATCCTAAATGAATATTTTTAGATGTTAAAAAACATATTGAATTAAATTTTTGATCTGGATAATAAATTTTATCATCTATTCCCATTCTATATGTAAATATTTTATTTATAGGTACATTAAAAAGTTTTTGAACGCCCAATAAAGTTTCATATGAATTAACTAATATTCCTATTGCTTTTTGATACACTAATATATGTTCATTATAGTTATTCACCGAATTAAAAGATCCAGAAATACCTTGATTTTGTATTACAAATTTTATATTATTTTGCATAAGTTCATACGCATAAAATATGAATTCTTCAGAAACAACCACAATATCAGTATAGTTCATATTTAACATATGAACAACCTCATATCTCTGATTAATTATACTATTCCATGCGTTATCTTCTACTCCTGACATATAGTTTACGCAAACATTGAAACCAGCTTGTTTCAACACTTCCATTTGCTTTAAAATAACGTAAGAACCTCCTGAATTTGTATTCAGGGACATTAAATTGAATATCAGTCTCATAGAGATTTATTATAAAACTCTATTGCGCTTAATAATCCATTGATGTGATCATCCGTTTTTTCTTTGAAAATAATAGGATCAGAATTCTCTACTGCCATAATAATAACGATATCGTTGATTGGATTACCAACAAGTTCTTCATACATTTTTGCATATGCAGTAGTTTGCCAAAAGTAATCATCAATATCTTTTTTTGCTTTAATGCGTTTTGATGTTTTAAAATCAATTACAGATAGAATACCATCGAACTCGGCAATACAGTCAACGCGACCTGCAAGACCGAGTTCGATGCTCCAAAGACTTTGTTCTTGGTAATGGATATTATTGATTCTATTTAATGTGGATTTAATAGAAAAAAACATTTCTTTAGCATCGGGCATAATGGTGCCAAGGTCTTCATTATTCAAATACCTTTCACATAAAGTGTGTACATTAGTACCACGGCCCGATGCTTTCCTAGCAATTTTATTTGCTTCATCTTCGCCCACACGTTTTCGCCATGCCATAATTTCTTTCTTTTTCAATGCACCCAATACTGTAGTGACAGAAGGTAACTTCTCTCCAGTTGGAGTGCTATAGAATCTCTTACCATCTTCATTAAAAGACTTGAGATTCTCAATTTTCATCGGTGGACAATAATTAAACATTTTAAAATCCTAATAGTTGTTTCTGTTTCAAATATTCCTTCACAAAGCCTGATCTAACAATATCATCAATCGTAAAGAAAACTAAATCTACGTTATCAATTTTCTTTAAAATTTGCATAATATCTAAAAAACCACTTTTTTCTTTCTTACCATCTAGATCGTTCTGTGCATAGTCGCCACATAAAACAAATCTACAGTTTTCACCGATTCGAGTAAGTACAGTATTTAACTCACCAAAATTTGCAGATTGGAACTCATCAAATATAACAATAGAATCTCTAAATGTCAACCCTCTTAGAAAACTTGTTGTCTGAAATTCAATAATTTGTTTTGTAATTAAAAATTGCCATGCATCACCTCTACCAACTAATTCATTAACAATATGCTTATAAGGTTCTTGATATATTTTTGCTTTTTCTTCCAGTGTACCAGGTACGAAACCTAAGTCTCTTGATGGTACTGCGGATCTAATTATAATAATTTTTTTATAATATGATCCATCTGAAAGAATTTCGTTTAATGCGAGATATAATGCTAGAAATGATTTACCTGAACCTGCTGAACCTGAGAGAACTAAATGTGAACCTTTATCATACAGTTGAAATGTTTTTTCTTGGTTTGGAGTAAGTGGATTGATAGTCTTTAAGGAGAAATGCTGTTTTTTCGCCTCTTGTTGACTCGTTTTCTTTTTTCTTTGCATCAGAAATGTCCTTATTGTGTTTTTTAGGATATGGATTTTTCATGATGTTAGTTTTTGACCCATCAATAGCCACAATAGGGTTAACAGCAAGGAGATATGGTATTCTCATTTTTTACCATTCCCTTGGCATTTTCGTTTTATGCGATTGCGCGATTCTGTTACCTGGTACATTTTTAATCATTCGGCCAATAACTTCACGCTCAAATCGAGCATCTGGTTGTCCGACACCAGGAGTACTCATTCTCATTCCGTCACCATAGACGGGAAAATCTTTAGCAGTAAAATGCATTTGTAGATTTGGATTGTTCTTTTTGAATTCTTCTAGTTTGGTGTAACTAAATTTGTGTTCTTCAATTTCATTAGTATCAGTATTTAAAAATGAATAAGTTGGCAATTTTAATCTCCATATCATGTGTACCAAACGGGAACAGGTCGAGAGTTTACTTTACCTTGCCATGATGCTAGATGACGTTTGTGTTGTACATAGTATTTTCTATAGGAAGTAATAGAATCACCAGGTACTTTACATTCATCAGGCATTGCTGGTGTTGGACCAGTAAATTGACCTTCTTTAATGTTTTTTGGTATATTTTTTAACAAAACATAACACAAACCAGTTTCTTCGACTTTGTGTGTTCTACCATATCGATATGTATATTCTTCACAAAGTTCGATTAGAAGATTGGATAACCAAATGTAATTTGATTTATTTTGTCTAACCCAAATTGCAGATGGATGATGAATATGAGTAGCAGAGTACAACATATCTTCTCGATCATCAGGTAAAATCCAATACTTAGATTTTCTACCTGTTTTAGTTTTACCTTCTTGTTGAATACCGTCTAATACTCTATGTGCAGTAGAAAGTAATTGAGCGTATTCAAGAATCATTTTAATTGAGTGTTTATCGGCATGCATTTGAGCACAGATTTTTGGATTATCGTGAAGGAAAAAAATGTTAATTTTTATCTCCCTATAGTGAGTTTAGAAACTTATTCGTATTTCATTCCTGTAGCAAAGCCAAAGTTCTGTAATTTCGGTAAGTCTTTCTCAATTTTATCTCCAATGTCGGTTCTATATTGTGCGTTGTTGGGTAGTTCAATTTTCTTCATAATAGCGTAAGCCTTTTCTTTAGCTTCTTTTATTGTATCAGAAACTCCTGTCGTTTGCAAGACATATGTTCCTGCCGTGACCCAATCTGGAACATCAATAACTTGACCTGCAACAACTTTGGGTACTTCACCTAATCTGATTTCACAAGGATGAATATTTGCATAGTCACCAAACGCTTTATCCGTGTAAACAGGGAATCCCTCTTCTTCTTTAGGTTCTCTTAGATTCAACGGGTACGATCCATGCGCCAGGACGACTCCTACGCAGACTTTACCTACTTTGACTTGCTGAGTATCATGACCCATCAGCAAATCGTAAATCCAAGCGGCCGGATCGCCCTCATGCAATGCTTGTTGAATATTCCAGCAAGGCCATCCACACCGTGATGTAAACTCTAATGGATACGGAGTACCATCTTCTTCATCAATAATACAGTTAACATCAATGAAACCAGTATAGTCAATACTTTTTAAGTATTTTTCAACTGGAATCAATACCATTTCTGCAAGTTTAGAATTTTCAACATACCGCATTACTGTGCCTTGTTCTCCAGTGTTAACACCTAAATCACCAGGCATATGTTTTTTAAATTCCCAATCTTCTAAGAAATATTTGTTAAAACCACCTGGACCAAAATGACCAGCAACAGCCATTTCAATACCAGGTTTGAATTTTTGTAAGATGAATTCTTGTTTTGATCCGTTTTCTTTCCATTTCTTTAACATGAAAATCATGTCACCTGCGGACTTTGAAACATAAGACAATGATTTATCTGTTTCTGTACCACATGGTTTTGATACCCAACGACCTGGGTTTTGTTTGATATATTCGATACCTTGATCAAAATCTTTAAATGGACCAACATAGTCCATTGTTTTGATACCTGCTTTTTTAAAAATATCTTGTCCTAGATTTCGATCTAATTCGCACTTAGCAGTCAGATCATCACCACCCCAAACAAGATGTCTTTTTTTGCGTAATTTTCTTATCTCAGGTAAGAAAGGCATAATGTTGTCAGTCAGAAATGTAAAATCTGCCCAATCGATCCATTTACGCCAATCTTTAACCTTTTCAACTAGACCATCACCAATTGTAGCAACCTTACCATCATCGTCTTTATCTAAGTACCATTTTACGTTATGTCCAGCGTTCATAAACCTTAAACAAGTGTCTAAACCTAAAGAACAATATGAGTCGATTACTAGAATATTCATGAATAAACCTTAATAGATAATTATCTTATTATTTATTCATGTATAGTTTGTTACGCTGGTGTTACAGGTGCTTTTGCTTTAGGAAATCGTTTTGCAATATCTTCGGGTGTAACAGTTTGTAAAACAAATTGTGAGAATTCATTATAATGATTCTTTACTTTGTATGCGGACCTACCATTAACTGCGGCAGAATCAGCAAAAAACAATGCACATCCACCTTCCATTAGAGGCGCAATTTCAATGACTTCGTTCAAGTTAATAATAACTTTGCACATTTTTTCAACGGATTCAACTTCAATAAACATATCATACTCCTTAAATTAAATTAAATATAAACACAATCGTTTGTATAACAATTAAAAATGTTACTACGCCAACAAACCTAATAGAAAATAAAATTGATTCATCACGATAATAATCACGTTCAAACCTAATCATATCATTCTGAGCTAAAATTTGAGATGGACAATCGGTACCCAACATTTTTATAGTTTTATCCGATTCATACAATCTGTTTTTAGCAGAAATATAATTTATAATAGAAATCATACTATCACCAATGTCTTAAAATTCCAGCAATAATGAAACAATTTGTAATTATATATGTTAAAATAATTACCGTTCTTATAATTGCAACTTTATCTGCTTCAGAAGAATTATCCGATGCTTTTTCACCAATTGCTTTTGCCCATAGTCTCCAAAAGTAAAGCATTTATTTTATTTTTTCAATTATTTGTTTTGCTTCTTTATATTCTTTTAAGTCATCAACACGAAGATCATTATGTAAAGTTTCAATAAATGGTTTTATTTCTTTTTTGAATTGTCGGATTAATTCCATTGAATATATCAAATCATCTGTTGATGCTTGGCTAAACCATAGTTCAAAACCTTTTGGATCCAAAGATAAAAGGAAATCTAGATTATTTTTATCATACTCATTCATTGATTTCCTCAAAAATATCAATAATAGTTTGTTCGGTGATTTTGTTATTTTTTTTCCAGGCATTCCAAACATAATCAGCATCGGCATTGTGACCTGGAGGTCCAAGCAATTTATATATTCGACCTGAGCGAGTCACACCTGTTCTTTTATCTAAATCAAATTTTTGAATTGCGGATGAAACCCTGCCACCAAATTCATCTAAACCGACAAAATGTCTAGATTTAACACCAGAATCATCCGTTGCTTCAATGATTTTCCATCGTGACATATAAACTTCTGGATGTTCTTCTATGGGGGCAGGAATCCAAAAACTCATTATTTACTCCTCTGGATCTTGATAGTCAATTCGATTGATATATTTGAATTTTTGTTCATCTGTCCATGCATCAAGATAATCATTATCTTCATTGAAAAGTTCAAGATATTCTTGATTATTATTTAGTTTACGAACAGAACTAACACATTCATCAATGTGTTTTTGTGAAAATTCTATAAATTCATCTGATCCTAATTCACACACAACTTCATCGGCTGCATGAGTTGATTCACGCGCTTCAACAACATACCGATGCCTAAAAATTGAAACCGTTTCAACAACATAAAGATTCAATTCATCACTCATTCCGTGTCTCCTACGAGTTTATTTGCGATTGATACGTTTTCAGAAAGATCATTTTCTTTTTGTGTTTTATATCGATCCCATGATCCAATCATATCATCAGGAACGCCTACTTCTTCACGCCAGTCAAAATAATCATTGTATGTCATATAATAATTCATGAGTGTTACAATAGCACGGCGCAAATCTTCTTCATCATCAAGAAAATCACCAAAAAGATTTTCATAATCACTTTTCAGTTTAGCAACAATAATATTGTCAACCCATTCATCATTGATATCAACTTTCATTTCCATTTTTTACTCCAAAGTTAAGTTAAAGTCTTTCGACCGTATAATAATTATACCATACCATATCAACTACGTCAATCTTGTTGCTCCAAAACAACACAGGCAAATTTTGTGTTATTTATAAATAAGTCGTAAGATAAATTAAGGGATTTTACAAATGGACTTTCTAAAATTAGTTACCGAAGTTGGATTTCCAATTACGGCATCTCTGGCAGCAGGTTATTTTGTGTTCTTAACTCTTAAATTTATTCTAGCTGGTGTTACCAGTTCTATCAATACTATGACAGGTATCATCAAAGGACTGGATAGTCGTGTTGATGTTATGAACAATGAAGTGCAAAGAATCGACATTAAAATAAGTCATGCATTAGGATTAAGGCCAAATTATGAAAGAATTGCAAGAGCCGAAAGCGGCGATCACAGAAAAGACTAATACGGAGAATCAAATGTCCATTGAAAAATTAGAAGAAGCCCATGCAAAAGGACAACTCATAGAAAAACTTACTTTTGCATTATTACCTTTGTTATTTTCATGTGTTGTTTATTTAATGTCTGCACTCAGCACATTGAGTCATGAGGTTACTGTGTTAAACAATAAAATTTCACTTGTTGTAACATCCGACAATAAACAAGCAACCAATACAGGTGCTGAACTTGCAAGAGAAAAATTAAGACAAGACTTAGAAAAAGAGATTCAAAAGAATCGTGATATGATTGGTGAAAATAGACAACATATTGCTATTATGGAAGATCGTCTTGCAATAACA